AAGAAACTCTAGCAGAGTTGACTTACGCTAAGATGGCAGAAACAGATGCAGCAATGTTGGAGAACTCTGAAAAGGTACTTCAGAAGGTTCCATATTACGTATACGTGGGGTAATAGAGTATGTCTGACGATAACAAATGGTCACAGCCCGCAGCACCACCTCCACCTCTTTTTACTGGACAGAAAGAGAAGGACTTTGTAAAGCAGGTAAATGACGAAGTAATAGAAAGAGTTATTGGCCAAACAATTGTTTACTACCCAATAAGCCTTGAACATACGAACTTTCACAGCATGTATGGAGAAGCAATTGATAAAAACTTTCTCAATCCTATCAGAGTGTACGCGTTGGTAAAGTACCAATCGCAAACAACGTCAACAACGCCATTAGGTGTTGACAGGGTAGAGAAGATATCAGTAGCTTTTCACAAGAGAAGATTAACAGAAGATCAGGATCTTTTTGTCAGGGAAGGTGATTTTATACAGTATGGTGAACATATGTATGAGATACTGACACTTGAAGAACCTAAGTGGTTGTTTGGTCAAGTTGAATCTAGTTTCGAGATAGCAGCATCTTGCGTAAGAGCAAGAGAGGGATTATTCAATGTCAGAGACAATTGATCAGAAAATACATTTTGAGGTCTCCACTATAGAGACCATTGATAAGTCCGTTTTAAATTTTGTTGAATCATTGAGTTTAGCAACTATGACCAATAAAGGCTTCAAGCCTGTCCCTGTCATATGGGGCACAGCAGAAAGAGCTTTCCAGGTAAAGAAAAACAAAAGCGTCCGTGATGGCCATGGCCTGCTAGTTTTGCCAATTATCTCAATTAGGAGAACTTCTTTCACGAAATCAAGAGTTAGCCCAGGTGTATTCCAAGGTAATGTTCCAGAGGAAGATGATTCACAGGGTGGCTCATTGGGAGTTCGAAGAACCTTGTACCAAAAGAAGACGCTTAAGTTTGCCAATGCAGACGCTCTGAAATTGTATGGTCAAAAGAACTTTCCTGGAGCTAATCCAAAAGTTGTCTATCAGACGGTTACTGTCCCGATGCCAGTAAACGTTGAAGTTATGTATGAAATAACCTTGAGAACAGAGTACCAACAACAGATGAATGATTTGATGACACCTTTTGCAACAAAGCCAGGAACGATAAACTTTGTTAGACTGGTGGAAAAAGACCACAGGTATGAGGGTTTCATACAACCAGAGTACTCCTCCAGTGACAACTTGGCAGACTTCTCCGGCGATGAAAGAAAGTTTGAGACCAAGATTAATCTTAAAGTTATTGGTTATATTGTTGGTGAGGGTAAAAACAGAGAGAAGCCTCACTATGCAATTAGAGAAAACGCGGTGGAGGTTAAGATACCCCGCGAGAGAATTTCACTAAGTGAAATACCTGACCATGAACTGGGAGCGTACTATGGCCTCGCCGGCGTTCCTCAAGAGGTTGTAGACCGTCTACTCTTAAACTATTCTATATCTAATACGCCAGCATCAAGCTTTTTCGGCTCTAGCACCTCGGGTGGTGGCGCTGATGTATCCTCGAATGTTGTCACTACAGCTACTATAGCAGCTGAGATTGCAACTGTCTATTCGATAAACGAGGTCGTGAAAGCAGAAGGCGACGCTCTACCAGTAGATAAGAGAACTTTCACAGTCGACAATACCGTAAGGGAAAATACAGAAACAGTAATGTTAAATGGTCTAATACAGGCACCCGGTGCTGATAATGATTATACTCTAAGTGGCACATCACTGGTATTTACAGAGGATCTTGATACAGGCGACGTCGTGCAGATTACGTATATAAAGGGTTGAAATTCCTTTTTCATTGTGGTATGATAATATCAGGCTAAACAATTGAAGGAGAAACCATGGCCAAAAAATCAACAAAGAGTAATACTAGCACTATCAAGACCCCGGAGAATACGGAAGAAAACAACACTGTGTTTGACAACACTACCGAGGCAGCCGACCTAAACAAATCAACAAACACAAACAATAGTGAAATTGTAGAAGTCGAATGGGAAAATATTCAACCAGTTTTTGAGTTCAAGCAGAAGCTTCAAAACCTAGAAACATACTTCTCAAGCATGTGTCTGCAGTTTGAAAAAAACAAGGCAAACCTTATGAACCAAATTGTATATGGTCAATCTGATCTTTTTAATATGGCTCAAAGCCTCCAGCGGAGTCTAAATGTTAACGAAAATCTTACGTATGAACTCAAACTCCCTACCGCTCCCGGAGAAAAGGGTTATTTTCTAAGAAAAGACGACTAGGTCTAGGCATAAAAGTCCGGCAAAATCTATTTATTTTACAATAATGTTATAACAATTGGAGATAAATAATATGTCGGAGCACGAACAAGCAAAGACCTTCACCACAAGTGACATTGGTATTGCAGCGTATCTGCAACTAATGAATAAAAAGCTCTTAACCTGCAAGAGACTAGAGACCGGCAAATTCTTTTTCGAGTTTGAGGATGGAGAAGGAAACTGTAAAGAAATGTCATTGCATTTCCTTTCTTCTGATTTTTGTAAGTTTGATAATAATGTTAGAAATCTTAAAAAAATACTTTTTTCATAAGGGGGAAATTGTTTTGACTAGCATCATAGATAAACTTAAAGACTTAGTCGCAGCTCTAGAAGAAGGGCCCACCAGCGAACAACAAGAACAGAAGGTTGAACCACCACCAGTTCCTGAAACGCCTCCAGAAGTAGACGAACTGCTACTTGAGGACGAGGACATTTTAGAAGAACAAGTAGAGGTTCCAGAAATACCAAACTATTTAGAGTGTAGTGATCAAGAGACTGCCGTTATTCTTGCTCGCGTAGAGAACGTGAAATTAGCTAAGATTGCTTTAGCTGAATTACATATTCTTTTCGAGGAAAAGAAGCGAAGATTTCTATCACAAATAGAAGAGAGGAATTTAGAGCTTCTAAAAGATCTAGACTCTCTAAGATTAGAATATGGATTGCCCCAAGAGGGCTACACAGTTCAGTTGCCGTCCGGTCAAGATAGTAAAGTTTCATTTGTTAAGAATTAACTTTATCTCACCTTTATTTTAAGTTTGCTAAAATTATAGTTATTGATATACCTGTATAACATACAAACAGGAGAAATAATAATATGGCAAAAGCAGCAGGTTCAATAGCCTTTGCAGGCTTACCGGCCCAGTATACTATTATCACCATTAACGACGGCCAAAGCGCTGCGTATAGTACGCTTAAGCTAGGTGTACAAGTTAACGATTCCGCCCAGACAAGTGTCTTCTTGTCAGGTGCCCTTGGTGGTGCCTCCAACAATACTGTTGCGGGCAATGCATCGGATCTAGTAACTGTATATCAAGCTGGTAACACTACGCGTAGACCTTTTTTCGACTTCTCAATCGCAGCTTATGGAACATCTTTTTCTGATTTCCGTAGCGCGTTTAAGGATGGCGGTACTCATCCGGCCAAGTTCCAATTCAAGCAGCCGGGATTCGGAGGAATAACAATTGATTTTGTTGACGCATCTTCCGGCTTCACTGCAACATCTGGACTTGGTAGTTATGGTAGAAAGAATGGTACTGGTGACTACACAATCAACTTGAATAGTATTACAAATCTGTCTAACACTTTGAATTCTATGAAGTCGATTCTTACAGCAGCTAACACTGCAGGCGAGATGGATCTTTATACATCACAGCTAACTGTTAGTAGCAACTATCTTCGCGTTATGGACGATAGAGCTACATCAGCAGCCAATGTATTGAGTCTAGCCCTCATTCCTGCAGACGGTGAAAGTTGGACTGAGGTTCCAGCCGGCGTTGCAGCATTTACTGTAGCAACCGACCGCGGCAACAACAAAATTGCAGACGTCAGAACAGCAAACGAGGTAGTTTATGCTGCCCGTGGCTCATCAGGCGAAAGCAATTCAACGTTGACAAAGGAACAATTCGCAACATACATAGGCGCTCTTATTAATAACTTGCCTATCCAAATCACCGCTACAGTTAGTAGCGCAACAGTTAGTTTAGAGAATGATGTCGATGGTTCGTCAGGTAACGTAACAATCACAACAACAGACAGCACTAACATTACACTTTCCGGTATGTCCGGAGGTGGTAGTAGTGCAGGAGGATCAATAGGTATGGCTAAACGTCTACAAATTTCAGCAGCACAGATGGCAATTTCTTCTTCAGGTGGTCTTTCAGGCTCCGACGATCCAAAGAGCGCTCTGATGCTTTCATACACAGGTCTTGCTGGCGTAAGCTCAGCAGGTGATGACGATCTTTTGGCGCTTCACGTCGATGGTCAATTGGTACCAAAGAAGATCAAGATTTCAGAACTAATCGGCTCAATTGCAGCAGGTAGTGACAAGCAGGTTCAATTCAATGACGGTGGTGCCTTTGGTGGTAACTCTGCATTGACTTTTAACAAGAACCACAATGCTCTTACTGCTTCAAACTTCAGTGCTTCCTTGGGTCAGTTTGCACAACTTCACGTTCACGCAAACTCAATCAAGATTGGTGATACAACACTTAGCGAGGCAGACCTCGAAGTCGTTGACGGCCTCACAGCCGGTACAGTTGCAGCTAGTAAGGCTGTAGTTGTCGATAGCAACAAGGATATCACTGGTTTCCGCAATGTTACAGCAACTGGCTACTTCGAAATCGGTAGTGCCCAGTTGACTGAAGCAGAGATGGAACAACTTGATGGCATTACAGCTGGTACAGCTGCAGCAAGCAAGGCAGTCGTTCTTGACTCCAACAAGGACGTCTCAGGACTACGCAATGTTTCAGGTGCTATCTTCAGTGGTTCCGGAGTTTCTACACTCCACAAGTTGACCGCCGACGCAATTACTGCAGACGGTGCAATCACAGCTGGATCTAGTTTCATTATCGGTTCTGCCGATCTTAATGAAGCAGACATGGAAAAGCTTGATGGTATCACTGACGGTACAGCAGCAGCTAACAAGGCTGTTGTAGTTGACGCCAACAAAGACGTTTCAAGCTTGAGAAACGTTTCAGCTGCAGTTCTTAGTGGTTCTGGTACTTCTACGCTTCACAAGTTGAATGCTGACGCAGTTACTGCAACCGGAGCTATCACAGCTGGATCTAGCTTCATCATCGGTTCCGCCGACCTTAACGAAGCAGACATGGAGAAGCTCGACGGTATCACTGACGGTACTGCTGCTGCTAACAAGGCTCTAGTTCTTGATAGTGCTGGTCGTATCGGTACCATCTCACAGCTTACAGCCTCTTACGCCAAGATCACAGAGCTTGACGTTGTTACTCTTAACAGCGTATCACAAACAGAAACAACTCTTGAAATTCAAGACAAGTTGATCGTTTCAGCTCTTTCTGCATCTTCAGCAAACGCTGACGGTGGTGGTTTCAAGATTGGTGGTGGTCAAGAAGCAGTCGGACACGCGTCTGTTGAGTACTCACACAGTGGTACTAAGATGCTTCACAAGATTGGCTCTTCTACAGTACTTTCTGTTAAGCCAACTGGTGTTGATGCTGTCGGACAACTTTCAGGTTCTGGTCTTGTCACAGGTGCTAGCGCATCTTTCGACGGCGCCGTAACTGCTGGAAGCTTTGTTATCGGTAGTGCAGACATCAGCGAAGCAGAACTAGAGCAAATTGATGGCATCACAGCGGGTACAGTTGCTGCAAGCAAGGCTGTAGTCGTCGACGCTAACAAGGATGCAAGTGGTTTCCGCCACGTCACGGCCACTGGTGCTCTTACTGCTGGTACTAGCATTATCATTGGTAGTGCTGACCTAGATGAAACAGACATGGAAAAGCTCGACGGTATCACCAATGGTACTGCCGCAGCTGCTAAGGCAGTTGTTCTTGACTCAAACAAGGATGTTTCAGGACTACGTAATGTTTCTGGCGCTATCTTCAGTGGCTCTGGAGTTTCTACACTTCACAAGCTAACTGCAGATGCTGTTACTGCTGACGGTGCAATCACCGCAGGCTCCAGCTTCATCATCGGTTCTGCTGACTTGAATGAGACAGACCTTGAAAAGCTTGATGGTATCACCAATGGTACTGTTGCTGCCAACAAGGCACTTGTAGCTGACGCTAACTTGGACGTTTCAGGTGTCCGTATCCTTTCGGCTTCTGGCACTTCCACAATGCACAAGATCAATGTTGATGCTCTTACTGCAGACGGTGCTGTTACCGCTGGATCTAGCTTCATCATCGGTTCTGCCGATCTAAATGAAACAGATCTTGAGAAGCTTGACGGTATCACTAATGGTACTGTTGCTGCTAACAAGGCAGTTGTTGTTGACGGTAATGCGGACGCTTCTGGTTTCCGTGCTCTTTCCGGCTCTGGAACATCAACACTTCATGGTTTGACATCAGATGTTCTTTCTGTTGGCTCATCATTCAGCTTGGGTGGAACAGCAGTTGCAGCTACTGCAGCTGAGTTGAACACCATTGCAGATGTTTCTGCTGGTGGCTCACACGTTGCAGCTGTGGACGTTGCAGCAGATCACTTCATCTTCAGAGATGGTGGTAACACTGGAGCACACAAGGTTGAGAGTTTTGCAGACCTTGCAACAGCACAGGCTGGTGCCGGTGTCTTGGCTACAAATGGTGTTTTCAGCATTGTTTCCAAGCAGGATCGCGCAATCGCAACAGCATCTTTCGATGGTGACGGTTCCTCAACATACGGCTTCTTGCCACTCTCAGCTGCACCTGCAGATGACGCATGTGTTTCTGTATACTTGAACGGTCTCTTGCAGTCCCAATCCAGTTCCCTATCTGGTATTACTGATCACTGGGATTACAAGTACTCCAACCAGCGCATTATCTGGTCCCCAGGTACAGACGTTGCTGTTGGTGACGAAATCGTTATCAAGTACATCGCACAAAGCTAAGAACCTCTCGATAGCTCACCTTTTCGGCCCCGGGTTTCCCCGGGGCCTTCTTTTCTTTTCTTTTATTCTTTTGAAAAAACGTAAAACTATTTACTAGAGTAATATTTTACTTTTTGTATAAAGCCTGATTTTAAGGAGATTAGTTAATATGTCTGCAAAGAAATTTAAGTTTGTCTCGCCCGGTGTATTTCTGAGCGAGATTGATAATAGTCAGTTACCTAAAGCCGCTAATGGCGTAGGCCCAGTTATTATAGGACGAACAAGAAGAGGTCCAGCCCTTAAGCCCGTGAAAGTCAATTCCTTTCAGGAGTTTGTTGAGATCTTTGGCGAACCTATTGCTGGCAACGAGACGCATGATGCATGGAGAGAAGGTAACGGATTGGCTGCAACAGCATATGCTCCTTATGCAGCTCAAGCATATCTAAAGGCAGATATCAACTCGCCAGCGACCATCATTAGGTTGGCGGGTATAGAGGGGGATGACTCTGGTGATACCGGAGAAGCAGGCTGGACAGCTACAGATGCATATGGTCTATTCTTCGCAGTCAGTAGCAGCGCTGCAAGTCTTAAAGACAAGCTTGAAGCTCACCTCGGCGCAATAATCTACACAGATAACGCGTCGTTCAAAGTTGGCGTAAAGGGCAATCAACATATCAGCGGAACCTTGGGGCTTGTGGCTACGTCATCTTACGTCCGTGCCGGCGCAGGGGCCCCCGTCGGAGCCGTGCAACTGAGTGGGAAGTCATTTACTCTTCTTTTGCAGAATGCATCTCACACAGTAGAGAAAACAGTCACACTCAGAGAAGGCCCTGGGTATATTAGAGACGTATTGAACACTAACCCTGTCGCGACAAACGACAAGGTGATGGCTCCACCTGCTGCTTCACTGGCGGCAGATTATTGGCTCGGTGAAACGTTCGAGGAAGAATTCGAAGCCCTACTCCGCACCCAAACAGATACCTCTGCTGATAAGCTTATTGTCTTCCCAATGAAGCTAAGCGAAGGTATGGAAGATTTCAAGTCAGTCGACCATCAGCTCGCTGCAGCATCGACAGGTTGGGTTTTCCCTCAGTATATCGGAGCATCCGGCAGCTACATAGCAGAAAATCAGCAAAGACTTTTCAGGTTGCATGCTCTCCAAGAAGGGGAACAAGGAATGGACCTTAGTGTTCATATTGAGGACATTAGTATTCCAGGTGATGGAAGCCCAACACCATTCGGTAGCTTTAGCTTGGTGGTTAAGCAACGTCGCGACGATCGTATCGTTACAATAGAAAGTTTTTCAGACCTTAATCTTAATCCTAATTCTAATAACTTTATTGCTAGAAGAGTTGGGGATCAGTATTTCGAGTGGGATGCATCCCAAAAACGCAATAAGTTGTATGGAGGTTACCCTAACCAATCAAGCTATGTCAGAGTAGAAATGAACTTGGACGTAGAGGAAAACGGACCCTCAAATCCAGCATCGGTGCCTTTTGGGTACTACGGACCAATTGTGCACGATGACGTAGGCTCAGGGACGATCATACATACCACACCAGCAGCCTACCGCACCATCAATTACGACGCCTCTACAGCATGGGTAACTGGAGCTTTGATCATTGATGATCACCTCACAAGCCTGACATTTAAGTGGCCAGAAGTCCCTCATGTTGTGTCCGGATCCAAGGCTACAGGATTTGGAGGCCGCTTTGTTATGGGGCACTCAGAATACGATAAGCATGTCGGCACAGATTTCACCGAAGTTTTCGGTGCAGAGCAACAGAACTTTGGTTCTGTTAATAGAGGTATGCGTGACTTCTTGAGAAGAATGGGCACCCATAATAATAGCGCTGTTCTAGCAGCTCAGAAGACTGGCCTCCGCACGGCCAACACTAAGTATTCTTATATCTTCTCACTTGATGATGTGTCAATCACAGGATCAACATCATTGAGTAGTGATATGTCAGGTTTTAACCCGGAATTTGTTGTATTTCGTAGTGGGTCTCATATTCACACGTCAACCGACATGTTCGCAGAAACGTATAAGATAGCATTCACCTCGATGACAGGTTCAGATGGACTGCAGCTTTCAGCATCAGCACTACTTGATGTTGTTTCCGGGTTTGCAATGCCCATGGTCGGTGGTTTTGACGGTGTTAATATCACGGAAGCGGACCCCTTTAACATGAGCACCCGCGCCGGCTGTGTCGGCCCAGATGCCACAACAAAGGATAACTATGCTTACGCATCCATAGACCGAGCAATAGAGCTTATTAAGGATCCAGAAGCAATAGAAATGAATTTGGCAGTTATGCCTGGTATCACAAACAAGACTTTGACTGAAAAGTTAATTCAGACATGTGAAGCTAGAGCCGATGCAATGGCTATTATTGATCTCCCGGATGTTTACATTCCACCCGCCCAAAAGAAGTGTGACTCTTTCAAGGACCGCGTCAACACGACGAACGCAGCTAAGAGCGCAAAGGCTCTCAGAGCCAGAAAGATCAATTCAAGCTACGGCGCCGCATACTATCCATGGGTCAAGGTAAAGGACACGATCAGCAACAGAGACGTCTGGGTACCACCTTCAGTAATAGCTTTGGGTGTGATGGGCTACACGGAGCAGAGAGACGAGGTTTGGTTTGCCCCCGCCGGCTTTAACCGCGGTGGACTTAACGAGGGTAACGCAGGTCTAAAGGTCTTGCAAGCATCCGAACAATTGCTTTCATCGGAAAGAGATACATTGTACGCTGCAAATATTAACCCGATAGCTTCATTCGTATCAGAAGGATTGGTTGTTTTCGGACAAAAGACACTTCAAAGTACAGCTTCGGCACTTGATCGCATCAACGTACGTAGATTGTTGATCTTCGTCAAGAAAGAAATTTCTAGAATTTCAAATGGTCTACTTTTTGATCAGAACGTTCCTGCAACATGGGCCCGTTTCACTGGCCAGGTGGTACCGTTCCTTGAGAGTGTAAAGACTAGACTTGGTCTGACTGATTTCAAGGTTATTTTGGACAACACAACTACGACACCTGATCTTGTCGATAGAAACATCATGTATGCCAAGATCTTTTTGAAGCCGGCAAGAGCCATAGAGTTTATCGCAGTTGATTTTGTTATAACGAGATCTGGAGCTTCTTTTGACGACTAATAATCGTCAAAAAGTTCCGGACACTAATATATATTAATAGGAGATATAAATAATGGCATTTTGGAGTGAGAAGAAAGTTGAGCCAAAGCGGAAGTTTAGATGGCTCTTGTATTGGACTGGGGTACCTCAGTTTGTCATCAAGAGCGTCAAGAAGCCGTCTTACACTGTGGCCACAACGCCACATCAGTTTTTAAACTATGAGTTTAATTATCCAGGACGAGTTACTTGGAACGATGTAACTATCACGCTTGTGGATCCAGTAAACCCTGATTCTACAAAGAGTTTGTACAAGATTTTGGAAAACTCTGGATATGTCATCCCTCATAACTACGATGAAGCCGTTGCTGCCACGATATCAAAGGCCGGCATGGTTGATGCCCTAGGTACAGAGATCAAGCTCCGACAGCTAGATGCCGACGGCGTTGTACCAATTGAATCTTGGGTTATAAAAAATCCCTTAATAACTTCTGTAGATTTTGATACACTAGATTATAGTCAAGATGATATGTTGAACATTCAGTGCACTATCAAATATGACTACGCCTACCTAGAAGATCTCCCACAAGGAGCTTTCAAGCGAGGCGCCCAAGATCTCTGGTCTTTCAATAGCCAAGAAGGTCAAGGATTTAACCCAGAAGGTTAATATCATAATATTCTAGAAAAGAGGAATAATGTCAAGAAATTCAAAGAGAACTCAGGTTCCAAGATCGAAAAAAGTAGAAGTAGTACCCCCTCAAAAAGCCGTTTCCCCGCCAATACCGCAAGAGAAGCCCAATCCCTTTGGGCTTTCTTTTGCTGTGGCTACCGAAATTGTACATCTGCCAAGTGGTGGCAGGTTTTACGAAGAAGGTAGTGCTCTAAATGGGTTGGATCGGATCGAAATAAAATCCATGACTGCAAAAGAAGAGGATATTTTGATAAATGACAGCTTTATCAGAGAAGGTACAGTTGCGGACAGACTAATAAACTCCCTGATGATCACCCCGGGTGTAAGAGCAGAGGAATTGCTAGATTGTGATAAGATAGCAGCACTAGTCTCAGCAAGAAAGACCGGCTTTGGCGACGCTTTAGAGATTAACTATGACTGCGCTGAGTGTGGTGTTGTTTCAGAAGTTGAACTAAGCCTTTCTGCGATGTTAGAGAATGCGAAAAACGCACCATATGAGTTGAAAGACACAGATGACTGGTCTTACGATGAAAACAGCGAAACACTAGTTTTTAACTTGCCTGTAACCAACTTAGAAACCAGAATTCGTATACTATCGAAAGAAGACAATGAATATCTCAAAACATCAAGAGAAAAGAAAGAGCAGCTAAATTTACCACACAACGACACGATTGAATTCTTAAGAAGGGCCATCGTTTCAGTTAATGGTATAACAGATCTGTCTGATATTTCAAAATTGTTGGAAGTGTTACCAGCTGCTGATGGCCGCAGAATCAAATATATACACAATGTGAACGTGCCATCTTTCGATACAACACAGGAAGTTACCTGCCCTAATTGCTCTGCCGTTGCAGAAAAGGAGGTGCCCTTTTCTGTGGGCTGGTTTTGGTCTAACTGACGAATACGTAGAAAAGGTCACTTATGAGGAGATTTACTCCTTAATGAAGCACTCAAGGTGGAGCTTCACAGAGGCATATAGTTTGCCGATACAGTTAAGAAGATGGTTCATCAACAGAATCATAGAAGATCTTACTGAGAAACAAGAATAATAAATCTACTTTCCTACCTAATTAGTCTATAGTAGGAGATCTCAATGTCACTTAAAGATTTTATAAAAGATCTGTCACCTGACGGTCAAAAAGCATTTGAAGGCATGTCTAAGAAAGACAAGGGTGTCTTTGAAGATATTCTGGAAGGTGGCAAAAAGATGGGAGAGAAAGTCTCTGCCGGTGCCAAGACGGCCGTCACCTCGCTTGGCGAGGCTTTGGATAAGCTTGTCAAGCCTACGATAGAAGTTGACCATGCAATGAATGCATTATTCAACAGCAGTAGGCAGTTCCAAACTGAGTTTCAAGAATTCTTCAAGGCCGGCTATACCGGGCAGATGTTTGATTTCTCGGATGCCATCTCCAAAGCAAATGAGGCCAGTCTTAAACTTAATGGCTCTTTAGACGCCGGAAAAGAAGTTGCAACTGCATTCCGGGATAATACTTTCGCAATCGCAGTAGCATCAAAAGATTTGACAACCAGCTTGATGGATGCCGGCGTTGCAATGCAAGGTGCAGGCTTCAACATGGATTCTTTTGCTCAAATAGTTGACAACGCAGCCTTTGCTTTTAATCAAAACGACGCTCAGATTAAGGGACTGACAGCAACTTTGATCAATGCTCAAAAAGAGATAGCTGTGTCAGGAGAAGAGCTATCAACAAACTTTAAACATGCTCAGGAAAACTTTGCATATTCCGCAGATAAGATGATGGATACTTTTATTGACCTGCAGAAGATGTCAAAAACCACCGGTGTTGGATTTGAAGCCTTGGCCACTAGCTTTGGGTCAAACTTAGACACGTTTGAGGGTTCAGCTGAAATGGCTGGTAAATTAAACCAGATATTAGGTAAGTCAGCATTTAACTCCATGGAACTGTTAACTATGACTGAATCTGAGCGCGCCAAGACTGTTCGCAATGCTATAACGGAATCCGGAAGAAGTATAGAGGATATGGGCAAGTTTGAGATCCTAGCACTTAGTAAAACGTTAGGAATGTCTGTAGCAGATACGCGCAAGTACCTAAGAGGTGACTTAAAGATTGACCAAACAGACGCAATGAAGAAGATCGAAGCGGCAGATCCCAACACGATCAAACAACGCCAACTTGGAGATACACTAGACGGCCTAAGATCAGGAATTCAGAGATCTAGGCCAGCAATGGATCAGTTTGCTGTAGAGATGAGCAACGTTTCTGTCACTGCAGCAAAGATGGTTATGGAACAAAGTAGCCATGTGAAGAAGATGCAAGGCATTGGCTTGGGTCTAGACCAGATCATCGCGGGCTTCCCCGACGTCGCCCGAGGTGCCACCACAGGCCGCATAGATAGAACTTCGGTTACAGGCATGGGCCGCAAAACAGTTTCAGATTTTACAGTAGGTATGTCCAAATTAACAGAGACTTTGCCACCAGCACAGAAAGCCATGGCCGACATGGCCTTGTCTGTCGGCGCTCTCTCAAACCCGAAAACAGCAGCGGCACTAGCATTAGCAGGCAAAACTTTCCAAGACGTGTTTACTAATGAGAAGCTCGAAAAGCTCAAGACAGCTCTTGCAGCGGGCGACAAGACTGTAACAGTGGTAATCAAGAACATGCTCGGCCAAGAACTCGGCACGGCACCGATCCAATGATCATGAGGTATAATACATGAGTTTTACAGATTTTGCGGATATAGCAGCAAATAAAAACCAGGAAATTGTAATCGAACATGTTGCAACAGGTACAACAGTCTCTTTTCCAGCGTTTATAACAGATTACACTGATAGTTATCAGGTTGACTGGGCTGAAGAACAGATCTTCGGTAGAAATGACCCCATAAAGCCATATCAGTCAACGTCAAGAAAAATACAGGTAGCATTTGACGTGCTTTCACCAAGTTTTGAGCACGCTAAAGATAATCTGAATAAATTTCAAACTTTAGCAAAAATGCTATACCCGATGTATTCTGCGCCTTTGGATGGTTCCGGGGGTTCGGTGGGCAGGACAGTGAAAGCACCACCTTTGCTTAGAATAAGATTTGTTAACATGATACAGTCCGCTTCAGGCCAAGGAAGTCTTTTGGGTTGTATCGACGGAATAGAGTTCAACCCAGAGCAGGATGCTGGATACTTTGTAGAGCGTACAGGTGAAATTTTTCCAAAGCTTTTCAAGCTTAATTTTAATTTTACACCACAGCACGAAAGTCCTTTGGGGTGGGATGCCGAAACTAAAGAATTTTTAACAACCACTTTCCCATACTCTGCTGGTCCAAGCACCGCCGCAATAGTGTCTAATGGTGGCCAGAATGATCGCCTAAATGCTGCAACCAACGACCGGCTTCTAGACTAAATGAGGACATAAACAATGCCAGTTAGAAATATTTACAGAGATATTATCAACGTTGATAAAAAGTTAAGAGAAAATCTCCACGATAGAAGAATAGTGGAAGTAGCTGAAATCTTATCTAAAATGCCCCCTAATGACGCAAGTGAAGAAGAGTTGAGAAATGACTTGACACATATACAAAGAGTGTTTACAATGGGAGATAAGATGTATAAGTTTGCATATGAGTATTATGGAGACGTAGATTATTGGTGGATTATTGCTTGGTACAATAATAAGCCTACCGATGCGCATTTTAACATAGGTGACGTCGTTTATATTCCTCGCGAATTAGATGTGGCCATAAGGATAGCTACAAGAGAGAGATAACGACATATGTCCGAGAAAAACCAAGAACCTATATTAAATGCGTTCCACCCACAAGCATATTTGATGTTTCTAAACTCTTTTGCTAGAGCCTCGTTAAAAAGTAGTAATATCAACAACACTAATGAAGTCACAGGCGTACACAAGCTTTCAGGGGATTACCGCCCTGAATCAGTCATGTCAAAAGTGTACAACGCCAAGAGTTCATCCGGAGATAAGTTAATAAAGGCTCATTTTTTTAACCTCGAGACGCCGAAAATAACTTCTCTTATACCGGAATTAAGATTTTTCAAGGTTCAGGACGATATATATACTCCTTTTTTCTTTCCAATCTCGACTATCTCTGATGAGGCTGCATCTGCAACTGGATATAGCAGAACAAAAGGGTCTGGAGTTAAAAGCTTTAATGTAAACTTTATGGGAACTAATCCTTTCGAAGCGCCAAAATTTTTGAAGGCTAGTCTTGAGCTTTTTGTTGATAATTTGGCAAATATATTCGACGAACAAAAAGGGTATGCTCCACTCGCAGACCTTTTTACCATATCCATAGCAAAAAACTCAGCAAAAAAAGGAAAATTGGGCTCTACAGTCACTTCTGGAGACTTTGTTCGACCAATAGAGGTTGCAGCAACTCTCGGGTATGTTATCCCGGAACTGGGTGATTTTACTCAAGAAGAGATAAAAGAAATAAAGAGTTCAAACCTAGCGATAAGGATGAATGTAATAAGGCACGAAATAAATGTTAATCAAGATGGCTCAGCACTCATAAGAGTTGAATATACTGCAAGAATAAACAATTCCGGCCGAGATAAGATATTCAGCGCGACTGATAATCCTGTAGACTTGTTAAAGAGGGCTAATATTAGACAATTGTTTGCGCCCGAAAAGAAAAACGTCGATTCAACAGAAAAGAAGAAAGATAAGCTAAAGGCCGAAGAATCTGCACGAAGAAGTCAAGTGCAAAAAGCCACAGAAGCCAGAAAGATACTGGAGATACTAGAAAGAGAAAAGAAGATCTACTCCATCAAAACCAGCAGAGACTTGCAGTTCCAGTACACTACTTTGGGAGTAAAAAACCCCGGTCAGAAAGTAACGGAAGAACTTGAAGATCGCGATTTAGATAGGTTAGTCGACGAGGTAACAAAACCACAAGAAGATGTAGTCAGGAACAAAGATAAGCAAAAGACACTGGTAGACAAAATAGAAGAACTAGACAATTCGGACAGAAGAGTGTATTATATCACCTTTGGGGATCTGATCTCAGCATTCTTCAAGAAAACTAGGGCTTCTCTATTGGACGCTGCGGAGTTACTAAACAAGGCGGGCTCAATTCCAAGTAATTATGAAGACTTTTCAGAAGAAAAGAGAAACGCTCTACAAAAAGAGTTAAAAGTTAGCAAACATGAGTTTGGGGATTTGGTCTCGCTAGCAAAGAAAACATCAGATGAGAAAAACAAAATCAGAAAAACTATCCTCGGCGCAGTCGACAAGCTGAAGACCTACAGGGTATTGTTACCAGCAGTAGAGTTTAAACGATATGTAGAAGGGAATACTGAACCAGAAATTAGTAGAATTAATATTGCTGATGTTCCAATTTCTTTAGAGATTTATCAAGAGTTTATGTTTGATAAGATAATGAACTCCTATAGGAACACCTATACAATACCGCAGTTTTTAAATGATTGCGTTTCTCATTTGTTGCCAAATGCATTTGGTTCAAGTTGGACGGTTACAGGTATAGCTCCCAGAGTTGTCGCCTCACCACCGAAATTTACTTCAACGGTTTATACTGGACCACAATTGAGAAATTCTATGGTCTCAAAGAAGTCTGTAAAACCAGAGGATATCCCAAGTCCTCAGAAGGACTTTAGAGCCACGAATATTCAAGATGAATGTGATTATTTTGTAATTTACCAACAAGTTGACAGAGAGTTGTCTTCTGACCGAGCAGGCACAGAAGATAAAGATTCAAAAGACGGTATATATCATTTCCAGATTGGCAAAAACAGAGGCTTAATAAAGGAAATCCAATTTAGCCGGTTTGACGTGCCTTTTGCTCAAGAGCAGTTGATGACAAATCAGGTCGGTTTATATGACGAATTGAAAATGCCATACACGGCAAATATAACAATGTTTGGAAATAATCTCTTTGTCCCGGGAAGTCAAATATTTATAAACCCTAATAATATCGGGTTTGGATCAGCAACTGACTTTAACTCTCCAGCATTCAGGATAGGCCTAGGCGGATATTACACTGTTATCGGAGTAGAAACAAGTATAACGGACGGGATTATGACCACGTCTCTGAATTGTAGCTTCGGATCACACGCTTCAGAATCTGAAGGCTTGACTGACGCAGCGGAGCCAAACCCCTCAATAGAGGATATAAACAAGAATAACACGAGTAACGACAGTGTGGCAAATATAGAGCCAGATATAAGTGGCATTGTCATAGATGTGTCTCAAAGTCATTACCTTCCACAATTGGAGCAACTAACAAACCCCGATACGGGTGAGAAGGTCATGGACATGCCTTTAGCACGAGCAATATCAAACGATTACATTTTAAATCAAGATAATAACATTGTAACAATTCCAGGAGTTATTGATAAATCTATAAATCCACAAACCGGTGCAGTAAGATACAACCTCATTAGAGGACAGATCGTAGAAATAGACGATTCTAGGCCATCAAACAAATCAGTTAAGCTAGTTAATTCAACGGATACACTTATTGAGCGCTCCCAAGAGAGAGCGCGAACCAACTCTAGAGGAAACTACTCGGATGGCTAAAAAGATTAAATTTTTGGGTGGTACATCAGGAGTTCTGCGAACAGAGTTCCAAGAAAGGCTTAAATACAAAAACTTTGTAGACTTCCCAGGGATGATAGATACTTTATATAAGGATTTTTCCTACGGACTGATAAACAAGAACTTTGAACCAGTATATTTGGTCAACGATGATGCAGTTTTATCAAATTTTCCTAATTTAGCAGACAATATTAGATGCTTGTCTTTCGTAGCAGCTGCTTTTCAAAACTTTAGAGACGATTATCTGAACATAATAGATAACACTAATAGAAACTTTCCTCCTTTTCTCGAAGGTGTTGTTCCTGTCAAGGGTCATGTATCTTTTGAGCAGTCTTATTCCGAGTACATCACCTATAACAGCGTTAAATACTCTGCATTCCTGCAAAATGACAGGAGAGTGGACGATTACAGCTGCTTTGTTTCGACTATAAAGGAGATATTGGCAGAAAACCTTAAAAGCTTCCCAATAACGAGATCCGGTTTTCTTTTATCAAGGCATAACGACACAAGAAGCTCAGGACTAGTGCTCGAATTAGCTAAGTTAGATTATAATAGAGATTTAGAGAAAGGTGAGATAATTCAAAGTCAAGATTTTAGGTGCTTTTTAGATTATGCAAACAGCGCCGGCTTTTATGTCGACAAGTTTAATCCTTGGCGCCTTTATGCAAACCTAGAGCACCCCACAATGAAGCTTCTCATGAGAAGAGGAAGATCTTCACTTGAATATGAAAATCCAGAAGAAGTTGAAATAAACTCTGAATATGTCATGAATTCTATCTATAGATTAAGATCTCAAGACGACGATCTATATGATTTACAAGACTTTATTGTAAAAACTTACAACGAAATAAAAAAAGTAGTTCCATTTTATACAAGAACAGTGTATAATGGCAACAGTACAAGAAAAACGACAGA